TTTTTTTTTTCAAGCAGAAGACGGCATACGAGATCATGCCTAGTCTCGTGGGCTCGGAGATGTGTATAAGAGACAGGGTAGTTCACTTATATTTTTTATTTAAAACTCCCAGCATTTCCGCAGCAACGTCCACATTAGGACAAAGTATAAAATCCTTTGTTTCTGGAGATAAAATAATACAAGGCATAAACACTGTCGGAGGATGAAATCCTAAATGAGAAGCATAAGGATCTAAAAGTTTATAAGTAGAAGTTTGAATAGCCAAACGAGGACGACCTCTATATGAAAAGAGTTCAGCCGCTCCTTCATGTTTATGGGCTAACATAACGACATCTATATCTTCATACATACCTTCTCGGAGTAGTTTTTTAGCTCCAGCTGTTAGATGCACAGATGATTGACCACGAAAACTATGTCTAGCTAAAATATTATACTGTTGTTTTCCAAGATATAATTCACAACGAACTTCTTCACCACCATAAAATACCCCATAATCATCCCACATTTTATTGGACCAATCAATTCCGGTAGCTTTTTTAAGCCTATTGGAAACGTGGTTATCTTTTGTAACAAACAAAATTTTAGCTTTAGGGTCTTTTAGCATACTTAAAAGATGTTGTAACATATATAATTGTTGTTTTGGACTACTAACTGCATTAATAATAGCACCTAGATGCTTTTCGTTAATAAAGTTATCAATAGTGTCTCCTAAAAAAGCTATAAACATATTTGGTGTTTTTGCTATTACGTTTATATCATGCTGAAGTCGTTTATAATCTACTCCTTCATGCCCTATATGAAAATCAGATAATGCTGTTATCCCGACATAACGAGGTTTCCATTTGAATTTACAAATAGAATCAGCTTTAAAATTATGCATATAATCTTCAGATAATTCTGAAATATGTTCAAAAAGTTTAGCACCTATTTCAGCTGAACTTTTTTTATCTACGAGTATCCTGGTAAAATCTTCAATCTGTTCTTCAATCTCTCTCTGCTCAATAGATTTAGGTTCTAAAATAGAATCAAATTTTTTTAAATTATGAAGTACATAAACGACGTGCTTTTTTGGAATTTTTAAGACTTCAGAAATAACTTCTGGAGAATTTCCTTTGCTGATAAGAGCTTGAATTGCTCGGACTTCAACTGCGGATAGCTGAGTAGATTTTTTCATTTTCGTTCCTCCTTGGTTTTATTCTATACTGGACGTAAAAGTTATAAACTGACCCAATAGAACAACCGAAAACGGTGGCAATTTCACGCCATGTCATGGTCTTACGTAAACGGTCAATCAACTCATAGTCCCTATCTGTAAAAAATGGAGTTTTATTTTCTCTAACACGAATTCCATATCTGTTTAAAATATAAACAACATATTGCGGTGTTCTTTTTACTATAGAACTAATAACATATGGATCACGAACTCCTTGTTTCCAGAGTGCAAATACTGTAGTTCTAATCTTAGCACCCCTCATTAATGCTGCGTTTCCTATTCGTACTGAATTTAGTATTTTTCGGAGTTTAACATAAATCTTATCTTTAGAAATATTTAGAGTTTTACTCAAAGTTCTTACACTTGGCATATTTTCTACTGGATCCGCCTTAATCCGAGCTTTTAAAATCATTTGCTCTTCAATCTTATCTCTATACAATTTCACAATCATCTGATAATTATTAAGAGCACGTAAGCCACGAATTCCATATTTTTTCTTAATTTGATCAAAAGTAAGATGATTTTGTAATACATCTTTAGCTACTTTTGTAGCAAACTTATATGGAACTAATTTATTTCCTCCTAACAGAAAACTCAATCGTTGTCTATCTATTTTTGCAATTGAACAAGCTGCTCGTTTTGATTTTCCTTGTGCTAATAAATACAAAGCTTTGTTTAATCGTAAACTCCCAATAACAGGTCCAGGGAATGCCATAATCTCCTCCTTTCAGGTTTGAGAAAAATCTAAAACAAATCTTTATAGAATTCTTTTAATAATTCTAATTGTTGCTCTTTTGGTAAATCAATTGGAACCTTCTTAGTCTTTTCATAGACAAATTTTCTAAAAAAAGGATCCACATAAAAACGAAGTCCTAATCCTAAAAAATATTCTGTAGGATTAAACGTAGGACCTACTTTACCTGTTTTAATTGTTTTACTATTACTAGATTTTTTTAATGATTCAAGTGTCTTTTTAATATTTTGCATGGTATCCTCCTATATTATAAATTGACTAATGTATAATATAATTTAATTTCCACAGTTACTGGATTCGGATCAGTTGTTCTACTTGGATTAACAGCCCAAATCTTTTGAATACTTCCACTTGTTGGACCCTCAACCATCATCATACGTTCTATACGTATAGGTATGGCAGTAATTGGATCTCCTGGATTTGTCGGAGTCGGATCGTTTTCAAACCATAAATATACCGGAGAAGTAACTTCAATAAGCATATAACGAGCTTTACGTCCATTTGGAGCAACTCCAGAAATAGGAGCACTAACATCAAAAATTTTAACTGGTGTGTCTAAATTCCATGTAGCAGCAGAACCAGGAGCAATAAAAATCCTATCCTTATCATCTATCGGAGTTGAACTATCTGTAAAATTAATCTCTCTGTCTACTGATGGATACGTATCAGTATCTTCCGTAAACGTTACACGATACTTGTGATTAACAATCGCCATTTCTCTTTCCTCCTTATTTTTTAAAAAATTTTGGGTTAATATAACTACCTTTTGATTTTACAACAATAGCCGATTTTGGGTCAAATTCCATAATATTATTAACTGGTATAGCAGCTAAACCTGTTTTCTTATGTAAAGAATAAGGAACTCTAATAGAGCCACCAGGATGATAAATTGTAATATCTAACCTGGTCTCATCATTTCTAGTAGGTAATTCTAATTTTACTTTAGGATCTTTCTTTTGAATTAAAAAATTTTCAAGCGCCTTTCTAAGTTCTTGGCGCATTTCAGTAACATTCATCTCTTTTTTCCAATTTAAATATATATGAAATCCTCTATTCCCACTAAAATAAACCTGAATGTTATCTAAAATATCACTAAAAGCTTCCTTTAAAAAATCTACTAATTCTTGAGTTAGTTTTTTAGTGTCTTCAAATGGCACTTCCGGTCTTGGATCTACATCTACAATACCGAATTTTTCTTCGTCTTTTAATATTCTATGAACTTCAATAGTTCTACCTGTATTTAATTTATTATTAAAATCTTCAATATTTGAAATAGTAAGAGTTCCATCAGCTGGGTCGTTCTTTCTAATTATATCTCCAGCAGGTGTTCTTATAACAATCATTACTGGTTTATCTTTTAGCTGTTCAACAATTTGATTTGCATACTTATTATAATAATCAAAAACTTGTTGTTCTGTCAATCCTTGCGTATAATATTCATTTGGTTTGAACACTATTGTATCTGGATGTTCTAAAGACGCTTTTTTCAATTTAGCTTTTGCATCTTTATGATCTTTTATAATCTTTTCAATACGATCTATAATATTTCTTGGCCAGTTTTCATTATATTTAACATTAATGCTACGATCATCTATAAAAACTGAAGCTGTACTAGGTTTTATATTTGTAATTTTATCAAATGGAATATCACGATCACGTAAAAATTTTTCAATTTTTGCTTTATCACCAGGTCTCGTAGTAAGCCTTGCAGTAAAAATTACAATACGATAACCAGCATCGTGTAATTTACGTACCAATTCTACATTTGCTTCAATAGGTTTACCAAGAAACGGAAATCTATCTTCTATTAAAGTTCCATCTAAATCTATGGCAATTTCAGCTGCCTTGGATATTTTCATGTCTGCACCTCGTTTCGTGGAATTCAGCTTTCCTACGTCGACATACGTAGAAAAAACATAGTGATCAATTTTATTTTCATATTTACTAAATGCCTCATCAGCCGTATCCCATTCCAAACTAAACAAGAATTTTCCATCTGATGAAAATGCAGATGCATTCGATAATACGAATAAATTGTCTATATCTTGGACAATATTTCTAAATTTATCCAAAAGAACTGTAGCTCCAAAATATGATAATTTGCTAGATGGAATTTTAAAAACAACAGAAGCCCAACCACCTTGTGTATTTCCGATTACAATTTCTGGGTCAAATCCACTTAATGCTTGAAATTTTTTCTCAACCAAATCTTTAATTTTCTTTTTTAATGAGTTATCAAAGAAACTCATGGTTATTCTCCAGGCGTACCAAATGCTGTTGATTCTGGACCTTCACCGCCACCACCTAAACCTTCTAAACCACCACCAAGACCACCAAAGTCCGGTCCACCTCCTTCGCCACCTAAACCTTCTAAACCTCCGCCTCCACCTAAACCGCCAAAACCTCCACCTAAATCTCCAAGCCCACCTCCCAAACCTCCTCCCAAACCACCTAAACCTCCTAAACCACCAGCTCCGCCTTCTTCTCCTTTAGCCATTGCTTTGGCTTTTTCTTTTTGGGCTTGCTGGGCAATACGTTCTATCTGAATAAGTTCTTGCTGTTCGTCATAGTCAAAACCTAGTTCCGTAACAACAGTTCTATCAGAAATAAGTTTTTTCTCTGACTGATTGAGTTCAATAACTTTATTTCTCCAAGCATCATCTTTATTAAAATCCATACGAGACCATTTAATTTGTGGTACATCATATCCACCTTCTTTATTTTTGAAACCATGCATAATAGAAATAGGAAGGAAGAATTTATTCTTAAGCCATCTCTCAATAACATTTCTAAAATAAACATAACGCTTTTGAAGAATTTCATAAGCCACTTGCGCGTTTGCATATGTATTGAAATGTGTACCAATTTTACCATTACGTCTCGTTATAAAAGCACCTGATGGCATTTTAAAACACCATACATAATCTTTGTATCCATCTAACTTCTTTATATGTTCTGCACTAGATAATCCTGGCGTAACAATATCTGGAGAATTCGTTGAGTAATATACACGCCATAATCCAGAAGTTCCACTATAAGGATCCCATTTCTTCGTTGGTAGATATCCTACTTTTAAAATGAGTTCCTGTAACGAATCAGCCAATTTCTCAGAACAAGTAGCATACGCATAATAATGTCCTCTCTTCTTATGTGAATAACGAATATGTCTATCTCCAGACATCAATGCTTGTAAGAGTAAACTTAAATATTCTTTCGGCCACATTAAATATTCTTGTGGGATATATTTAGTATACGAATTTATTTGAACTACATCAAATAATTCTTCCAGATATTCTACTAACTCTTTTGAATAAATAATAAAATCATAGCATTCCGATCCCTTTGGAGATTTTTCTATGATAGAATAAGTAAATTCCATAGCTTTTAGCGTTTCCTCTATATCTATAAATGTTTCTGGATTTCTTAATTTACTTTGTGGTATACAGATTTGATATGTAGAACTGTTAGGTCCATTCTCATGTTCTGATTTATTATAACTAATATAACCTTCGGAAATAAAATAACCTAAAAATTTCATCCAAATTTTTGGATCTATGATCTTATCACCAATTACTATAGGTTTTGGTTCAATTGGACTTTCCCATTCTAAATGTCCACAAAATTTATCTCCCAAACTCACTTCTTGTGCAGGAATCTTTATCCATTTACCGTCACGCAAAACGTGCATATTATGATCTGCAGTTACACAAACATCTATATACTGAGTTTTAAAATGGATCATATCTTTTTTACCATCATTTAACCAATAATGCCGCTCTTCTGGAAGTTCATAGTCTATTTTATGAGTTTCAGGATCAAAAACTGCTATCCTTTCATTTTCTAAAACTTCCTCATATTTCTTCCATCCATTTTCAGTTAATACTTCTGTTTGACAATCATAACATGGGCCATCACCAGATGTCATAGCTTTAGAAGCAAATAAACCTGTCAATACGTTATTTTGTATTTGCTCTAAATATGAATGAACGTCTAGAATCTGTCCAGTTGCGCCCTTATAATCTACTTCTAATCCTTCGTGTGTTATAATACTAAAATTCGGATCATTCTGTGCTTCTTCAATAATTCCTTGCCATATTGCTAATTCATCAGAACTTGGATAATATTCTTTATTAACTCCACCAATCTTGAATATCTTTAATGGGGTAATATGGTTTTGAGCAATAACAAATAATACTTCTCTGAATGCATCACGTAACATAAGTTCTTTCCAAACTCTTTGAATAATAGAAGTTCCACGTAAATCGTGTGGAACGGTCTTTTTAAGAATATGAGATATATTTCTTGATGATAATGGAATATTCTCACCTTTTAAAACATATTCCAAAACTCCTCTCGGAATTTGTTCACGCAATACTGCATCCGCTGGGTGTGTAGAAGTAACAATTCTCTTTAATTCAGCATCAGGAATTAAAGTAATAATAGGTTTATCCATAAATATGGTTCTTCGAACTTCCATTAAATCTGGATTAAATATAGTCGCTCTGCTCCACATCATAGTATTTTTATCCCATTCTAGGAACGGAAATGCTTCCCCATAAACCCAATATTCTAACCCAACTCCTAATACTATGTTTAATAAATCTACACGATCAGCTGCACGAATCATTAAACGTTCTAGATCTTTATTCTTTGAAATAATATCAAATCCACCAAGTGGATAATAAGTATGTAAATCAATAATATTTCCAACCCAATAATCGGTTTCATAATAATGCCTGTTGTAGGCATTCATTGTCTTTCTATCTTTTGGCAACATTAAATTAGATTCTTGGTATAATGGACTGAATGGCTTCATAGCCATACGGCTAACCTGTCCACCACTGAGTGCTACTGGAGGCATACCAACAGAATCCGATCCTGTACCATATCCAAATACTGAAGCTTTACGTGTAAATCCTTGACTACCTCTTGCAAGTTTTTGTGAAGCTATCTTTTTATAAAAATTTGACTGTCCTTGAGGAGTAGAACTATTTATATACATATATTAGAACCTCCGGTTAATTATTCACCCATTGTGCGTCTAATGGATCGGCTAAGAACGCCTAATGGATTACCCATTTGTGCTCTATATTTTATTTCTTCTAATGAATGCCCAGTTAATAAAGGATATGCTTTAGGACGCATACTTTCTCCACCCACTACAGGTAGATCTGAATGCTCTAAAGCATTAGAATCATGTAACGCAGCTAAACGCAAGAAATTAATTGCATGAACTGCATCTACTTTATTTTTCTTTCCTCTTACTTTCTGAAAATGTTTATGAACATGATTGTGTGTTTCTTGTAAAGTTATTTCATAGTTCTTAAAATGTTCTATAAATCTCTCTGTATATTGATTTCGAGCAATATGTATTTTATCCTGCTGCATCGCAGAATAAAGCTCTTCTAATGAATAATCTATATTAGCTTTTATAAGACCAGATTTTATTTCTGATTTCGTATCAATCAAAGTAAGCGATGATCCTGGAAGATATTTGCAACGCAAAAATCTAGTAGGAAATTTTGAATATAAACGTAAACATTGATTTTTTCCATATCCACTATCAGCTACACATAATTTAACACGACGCTGCTCCATTAATTGTGCAACTCTATCAGCTTTTTCTATATCATCTTGCATATCTATAATCTCCATATAATTAACAAATAAAATTCCGTTTTCTGTTAATGTACCATCAGCATAAATAGTATAACATTGCGTTGGGTCATCATCCAAAGCACTCCATCCACCCCAGTCAACTCCAGCATAAACTGGACGAGAAATAGGAATAATAATATTATAAGGCAAATCTCGCTTAAAAGCACGTTCAATAGCTTCTGTTGGGGGTTTTTGAGAAATACCAGCGTAAAATTCTCCTAAAATTTCGTTTTTTAAATATTTCTCAACATTAATTCCAGCTTCCTGCTTTTCCTTTATGTTTTGGTCCAGTTTTTCTTTAGACTTCCAAGGAACATAAAGCTGTGATAAATGATATCCTATATATAGGGCATTTGGATTTCCTAATGGTATCCACTTTCCATACGGAATTAGTGCTCTTTTGTCTTCTTCGTGACGGCAATTCGGACATTGAACTTTAAATCCTGTAGTTAATAAATCAAATTTCAATATAAACCAATGTTTACACGATGGACATTGTAAATGATAATAATGCTGAGTTGAACTCTTCCATTTTCTCTCAAAATTAGTCTCTGTATATTTCGGAGTACCTAAAGCTATATCTAAACCCCAAGCAGAGTGACTTAAAACTTCATCTATATTGCTTTCTGCATTTTCATCAAAATCCTGATACTCATCTTTTATTAACATATCTGCAGAAATACTACGTATCCTATTTCCTTCATCTGATGCTGATTCTAAATAAATAGTAGATCCGTTCGAAAACTGCTTCATTTTAACTGTAAACGTTCCTTCAATATCCTCTTGCTTAGCTAAAGGCTTTAAAATATCTGGATTACGTTTATATCTTAGTAACGGAGAAATTTTTTCTCCAGAAAATTTCTTCATCTGTTCAAGAGCAGGAGTAACATATAACGTTTTAAAATATGGATATGTCTCTGTAAAATACGCTATAATATTACTCATCGTGGTTGACATCTCAACCTGACGACCTTTTACAATAACCATAGGCTTCTTTATTTTAGGCAAAGTAAATGCTATGGTATAATAAATACCCCGAATATAATGGCGAGCATTTTCTAGTTTATCATCTATTAAAGTAAAATGCTTGCCATTTAATTCAAAATTCTTCTCTATAAAATATATTGGATCTAATTCTTGAAGCATAGAATTAATGTTTTTTCCTAAATTCCTCCACAAATTTAATCTTTTTATCTTTAGATGATTGTTTTAAATATTTAATTTCGTCTAAAGATAATTTAAATTTTCCACTTAAATCAGCAATAGCCTCTTCAAAAGAATTATATGTATACGGTTCCTCAATCGCTTCATCTAATAAGGCATCTAAAAAAGCTTTGCGTTTAAGCTGATTAGAATTAGGATCTGATTTTGTTGCTGGTTTAACTCTGGAATACTTTGTGTTAATTCTTTTGATTTCCGACATCTTCTTTTCCTCCTGTGGGTTTCCCAATAAAATTTTGAATATAATTTTTAATACGTTCTTTTATTGTGAGTTTTTTCGGTTCATTATGTGAAGGACGATTTCTAAATTCAGTATTTAAATATTCGTCCTTTGAATCATATTCATCAATAGGCAAAAGACGGTCAAGTTTAACTGGATTTTCAAATCCTAATGGAGCTGCCATACTTTCTCCAACTGGCGGCCTATTTGATTGATCATTTGTAATTGCTTCACGATTTCCTTTCTTCTCTCTTTTACGTACATCTTGGAGATAAAAATTATAGATATACCTAATTAGAGCCATTTTAGACATAGATTTGGCTTTTTTAAGAATACGTAATCCTGCTTGTACTGAAGTCGTCTTTACTACTATATCCTCTACAAGATTAATCAATTCCTCCTGAGATAATTTTGATAAATCTTGATTTTTAGAATATTTCTCAATAATAACATGAGGAGCTTCAAATTTTCTATTTGCTTGACGTAATTTGTTTACAGCAGCACTAATTTCTGCATTATTTCCTACTTTAATTTTTTTAGTTAATTCCATGTGTTCTTCTGCAGTAAGAGGACGACCCACTAAAAACTCTAACTTCTTAAGAAGCAAAGCTTTAGGAGTAAGCAGCATTTAGTAACCCTCCAGTTTATCGTTTGTTAAATTTGGTATTCCAACTCCCAGAGAAGATCCTCCTTCTCCTTGTAAATCTGGATCCATTTGTGTATCTCTATCAGTAACTTGCATCTGATTAACATAATCCATAGCTTGGTGAGGATTATATTCCTTTTTTCTCAAAGAGTCTAATATTCTTTTTCTGGATTTCCCAGAATATTGTTTTTGAATCTCCCAAAGCTTTTTTAATGAATCAGGATTAACGTTCATGGGAGCTCCACAGTAACCGGCGTTCCATTGCGAAGTTCTAAACGATATTTTTTACCGTTTACTTTATCTCGTATAATAATATGAGGAACTTCAATATCAACATTGTCCTCTACTGTTCTAGATTCATCTGTACGAACACTTTTATCATATAAATCTTGAGTTCCGTGTGCTAAAGCTAATTTTTGTTCTTCTATTCCAGCTCCATCTGCTATCTCTGCATTTGTTATAGTTTTGTCCATAATCTGTCTACTTCCACGTATCTTAGCATTATATTTAGCCATATTTTCCTCCTATTTAAACTGCATAATAAATTATTAAAGTATCTCCAACTGATGGAGGATCCGAAAATACCACATCAGCACCACTAATAATATAATCTGTATTATAAGTTAAGATGCTTCCATTTAAAACTACTATGGTCGCTTCTGGTTGTGATGGTGTATCAGGCAACGTAAATATTATATTAGTTCCATTAATTGCTCCAGTACCATCATATACTTTATGTGTATGATTTGCACTACTTTCAATTGCGATAAGCCTATCTGCTAGTGTTGAAAATGTTCCTCCTGGATTTAAACCAATAGCCTTTTCAATCGCTGTAATAGCATCTAATACCGCTTGAAATGGAATATCTGCAATTGGCGTCCCAGTAGTTATATAAGTAATAGTTACTGAAACAGGTAATGGCGTTGGACCAAATACAATTTGGTTTGATTTATAATAGACTCTAAACTGTCCAGTAGCCGGAATAGCAACAACTTCCACATAACCAGGAATAGATACACCTCTTAAAATTGGATATGTTGTAAAAACTGTAATTGGAGCTGCCGACGCAGGAATATTAATAACTTCTGTTATTATGTCTCCAGTCTTTTTTATAGGTACAAAACTGTCATAATTTGTAGGGTAACCCATAGTTTCACTCCTTTTTTAAAATATACAAAATTTTTAATATTTTCTGACATACTCTACGGTCTAAAGCACCGTGGGTTCTAAGGTCGGCACTCCTATTGCCGTTGCCTCTTTAGGGGTATCAGTGCCCCCTTTGCACAAATCTCTGTCTTTGTGCAATTGAGAATGTTCTGACATTAACGCTATATTAAAAGAGGCGTTAACGTCCGCATTCTCAACATGTCCACAATTAGCACACTTAAATTCTTTTCCAGTTCTTTCACCTATCAGACCACACTTACTACACGTTTGACTCGTGTATTGTGGTGCTATCAAGGTTACTGGTATACCTGCTAACTTGGCTTTGTATTCTATGAACTGCCTTAATTGATAGAATGACCAAGAGTTCAAAGCATGCCTGAACGTCTTTCTGTTTTTAGCTGTTTTTCTAATATCTGATTTGCTATACACGCTTTTAATCCAAAATGTTTTACAAATTTAGTAGATAATGCTTTACGATTATTTATAGCATATTCAGCTACTTGTTTTGCTTTTCTTAATTCTTCTGTAAAATCTCTATTATGTTTCACTTTGTATGTTAGTATCATTTACCTTTTTGCTCCTTATACTATAGTATACCATATATTAGACAACAAAGCAAGCAGACAGTTTTAGTAAATCTCATGCACACTATCCCTGCTCTAAAGAAACAGGGCTTGCGTGTACCTTAAAACTCATTGTCAAGGTCTATTCTTGAAAATTTCAGGATGTTTTAATCTGACATATTCCTCAACAAAAGTCTTAGCTTGATCCTTTGTTAATTGTGGATTTTCTAGTTGCAAATCTACAAGAGCTTTATGTACATCACGTATCCACCTTCCAGGCGGACTATTAAACATTTCCATTAGTTCATTTCCATCAATAAGCGGCTTATTCAACTGTTCAACTGTGATAGGCTGATGTCTTAACTTTTCTAATCTTTCTTTGAACTCTTGAAATCTAGCTTCGGCTTCTTCATTTCTAACTCCAGAACCTTTTCTATCAGCTTCTGCTAAATCATATATGAAATCTATCAAATGACCAATATCTAATAAGAATCTTCTTAATGATTTATCCCCTTGTTCACTAGTATACATATGAGGCACCATATGATATTGAATTAATTTACTAACATCTTCTATCATTTCATTTGGAAATTTTAATCTTTGTAATATCTTTCTAGCCATATCAGCACCAACATTGTGATGGTTTATAAAATGCACTACTCCTTTTTCTATGGTTCTCGTCAATGGTTTACCAATATCGTGTAATAAAGCTGCTAACCTGGAAGTTATTTCTGGAGGAATACTATCTAATGTTCGCATAATGTGTTCAAAAGTTGGTTCCTCAAGATGATATTTAGAAACTTCCATTACTTTCTCTGTATCTTCAAGCTCCGGTATAATGTATTTTAAAAGACCAAGGTCTTTCATTAGTCTGATTGCCCTACTAGGTTTATCTGCTAAAATTATTTTTTTAAGTTCATCAGAAATCCGTTCTTTAGAAATTATATTAAGCCTATCAACATTCCTACGAATACCATCTAAAGTATTTGGATCAATTTTCATATCTTTAGTTATCATAAATCTGATAGCTCTAAGCATTCTTAATGGATCATCTTTGAAAACTGTATCTACATCAGGATTAGCAGATCTTATGATATCATTCTTTAAATCTTCTAAACCATGTCCTGTCGGGTCTAATACTTGCTTGGTCGCAGGATCATACATTAATGTGTTAATAGTGAAATCCCTTCTTAAAGCATCCTGTTTTATATCTGCTTTAAAAACTTCAGGCTTTCTAGAATCAGGATTATACTTTTCTCCACGTGGCATAACTAATTCTACAGGAATACCATCAATAATCATTTTAGCTACACCAAATTTTGCCGCCATTAGATCTATATCTGATACTTCTTTTTCAAACGTTACTGCATTTTTTCCAACATTATTCTGTTCTAAAATAGAAGCAAATTCAACGGCTGGATTATCTCCTGGACCATCTACTAATATGTCTAAATCTTTTGGAAAATATCCAGAAACTAAATCTCTAACAAATCCACCAACTGGATAAATTTTATAGCCAGTTTTTTCTGCAACTCGTTGCATTTTTTCTATGATAGATGCATACGGTTCAGGTATTTCTACATCTGTATTAACTTTTTTAGACATTTTGTATAATCTAAAAGCTTGCTCAATTCCAGATATTATGTCCATATCATGGCTCCTTGAATACACTAAAATATACTGTGCACGTATCGGATGAACAATCGTGCTCAGTTCCGTCTCTATTTTGTATAATTATTGTAAATTGCATAGAACCTGGTGTATATAATAAATATGTATTTGGTTGTATTCTATCACGACTTAATTTTGCTTTCCATTGTCCATCAGGAAAATATATTGCAGATTCTGGTGGTAAAGTAACCACTTTTTTACCATTTGATGAATCCATTAAAATAGAACCATGATATACAGTACCAGTAGTTCTCCACCATATGTCATATGGAGTAGGCGTTAAAGTAACTGTAACAGTCGGAGTTATAGTTGCTGTTATAAAAAGCGTAGGAGTAAGAGTCGGAGTAATCGTATCAGTAGCAGTATTTCTAGGCGTAAATGTTTTAGTAATAGTAGGTGTTATTGTAGGAGTTCCAGGAATTAAATACCATGCATCTCTAAGACTAGAATTAGAACCAACACCAGCATAACCTCCTTGGATCCATATTCTTCCATCAAAAATAGTTACACCAAATCTGGAACGTCCTGTATAAGTATGATCTGTAATATATTGTGTCCAATTTACTCCATCAGTTGAATACCAAGTATCATTATAATAAGTATTGCTACTCTCTCCACCAATTAACCACATTTTATTTTGAAATACTAAAGCTTTTGCATTAGATCTTTTTCCGAAGGCTGCAGAATCTGTAGCTAATGTCCATGAAACCCCATCTGATGAGTAATATACGTTTTGTGTCCCAGATCCATATGCATAATTTCCGCCAATTAACCATATTTTATTATTATAAACACATGCTGCAGGTGCATATGCATTCTGTCCAAATTCTGCATTTAATGTAACAGTTTCCCAAGCTGTTCCATTTGAAGAACGAAAAACTGACGCTTGTCCAGCCCCAATACCGGCATCTCCACCACCAATTACATATATATAGTTATTAAAAACTACAACGCCTGGAGCAGCTAATGGTAATGGTAAACGTGATTCCCATTTAATATTATATCCAGTTGAAGAATATACAGAATTTGTAACACCAGAACCATCAACTCCACCAATCATCCATAATTTATTATTAAAAGTTATATAACCAAAAGAATATTTATAACTAAGAGTATTAAATGAATACGTAAGTGTCCAATCAGAACCATTTGGAGATTTCCATATATCTCTAAGAGAAGTATCATAATTAAATCCTAACGCAATAAACATCCATCCTGGTGATCCAATTTCACTTCCATCAATCAATGCATGATCAGATCTACCTGGTATACCCGAAGATGGTGTAGGAACTTGTACCCAATCATTAAAAGTAACTGGTGTTAAATTTGGAGTCCAAGTCGGTGTAATAGTTGGAGTTATAGTTGGAGTAAAATTATCCGCAATAAAAACATCATTAATTGGATAATATGTCTTAGGATCTGTGGTTCCACCTATTCTAAATAATTTTCCTAAAGCAGCAAGCAACCGTTCTCCCCAAGTTGATTTTGGCGCCTTAGCATCATAGGTCCAAGTTAACATAGATCCACCAATACCATAAGTACCAATCATAGTAAATGGATATGGATAGGGATAGGGATTGCCAGAAAAATAAACTTTATCATTTAAATTTACAGCATTCCCATAAGCCATCGGAGGACCAGGCCAATATTCTGAACCCCACATACCAAGAGTGCCACTAACTCCTATTGGAGCATAATAATGTATATTTGTAACATCAGTTGCAGATTTGGATAACCCACCATAATAATGTAAATATCCATTATAAACCGAACCACTACCCCCATAACTAAGAAATGGAACAGTATTGGTCCACGAATCAACAATAGTACTTCCACTTACTTTAACATAAGTTATATTAGATGTAGCTGGAGATATTTCAGACCCACTAGCAATAGCAGATACAGTTCGTGTATTTAAATTACTATCAATCATTATAATCTGTGTATTAGTACCTAAATAATATTTTCCATTTCTAAACATAGAGTGATGATTAAAATAAGGTGTATAAATCATAGTATAACTAGCACTATCAATATAAGACCCTGTATCTGCTCGAACTCTATAAATACCGACGGTATTAGAATAAACCCAAATAATAGCTATAACAGGATATGAAAAATTAACATTATCATATATACCAAAATAAGCAGATCCTGGATTTGAAATATTTACTATCCATTTACGGTTCAAATTTAAATCATATGCTCCTAATATAGGATACTTCTGATTAGTATCAGAAATACCAGATCCTACAGCATAAATTGTATCAGCTACAACTGTAATACCATAATAAGCAGATCCGGAATATGTCATATTTTGATCTGAAAATGAAGTTATACAATTACCATTAAGATCTAATTTAACTAAAATATTATGAGATATCCAATTAGGATTAGTATAAACTGTATATCCAACTGCATATAAAGTATTACCATAAGCTTCAATATCATTAAGCTGTGTATAAGAATCAGCTAAATTATAACTCTTTACAAATTTTGTATTAAGATTAGAATCTGCTTTTATTATATATCCTGAAGAACCAGTATACCCACATAAATATACATTATCATTATAATCTTTAGTTATATTCATAAAATATATACCATTAGTTAAAACATCTGATGTTCTAGATATCGTGTTTCCATTAAAATCAATTTTTAAAAATTTATACCCAACTGTAAGACCAATTATAGGATCATATAAAGAACCACCTATAATATATCCATCAGAAACTTTAACTACATCTGCAACAGAAAATATATTTTCTCCAGTAATTACTCTACAAGGTTCAATCTCATCATCATTATTATCATGGGTCCGCATAGCAATATCATAAGAATTAGACCAATATTCAGTATATGGATTATATGAATAAAAAAATGAATATGAATTAGTCTGTTGAACAAATCCACACCAACTATTCCAAGAATTTTCTCCTAAAACTGAACCACCAATAATATAATAACTGTTATCATCTGGATTCTGAATTACTGTCCTCATTGTATACGGATGGTCTTTATAAAATGGTAAATCTCCTATTTTGGAAAAACTACCTATAACATTATTAATAATATTTGCTCTATAAACTCCTTGTAAACTTCTAGATCCAGATACATAATCACTACGATCGGGAAAATAATAAATACTATTACCATACATAAATGCAGATTGATATTTTCCTCCACCTAAAGGTAACTTCGTTCCAAGCACTGAAACTGGAGATGATAAATCCAAAGGAAATTTATATATTGTATCTGAAGAAGCAGACATAGTGTTTCCAGTACCTAAAAGATAAACATAACCATTATAAGAAATTATGGCATTAGCCATAGTACTAACACCTTGACCAGCAGAATTGGTCATATTTGTATAAGTTTCCCAAGTTAAACTAAAACTTGTAGAAGCTATCAATAAGAAAAAGAAAGTTAAAATTTTTCTCATGCTTGATCCTCACTAAAAACTGTATTGTTTGATATCGTAATCAATGAATACATCCAAGATAGCATTAGTTCCAGAACAATCTACTGTGTTACCGTTATCATCAATTATACTTATTATAACAGAATTGTCAAGTTTATAGAAAGTTATTTTTGCATTATTTGGCATTTGCCGGGCTTGGATCTGAACATTATATTTTCTTGCATCCCAGGGAAAATCTTGTCTCCACGTTACTATACCAGTTCCAGTAGAAGATGAAATTATTGTATTTATAATTTTATGAGTATTAGATGACCAAATAACTCCACCTGGAGTTATAGTCGGAGTCACAGTTAAAGTAGGAGTTAATGTAATAGTAGATGTAATGGTACTAGTAAGAGTAATCGTAGGAGTTGCAATATTACATATTATGGTTCCACAAGGCCAAATTCCACTAAACGCATCAATCCAATGTCCAAATATATCCTGAATAGCATTTGTATCGTTTGGACCGAGTTTTCCTTCACACAATTTAGTCTCTGTATTATTTAAAATAGATAAGTCTACATACTGATAATCAATGGCAGAATTTATATCAGAACCTAAATTTAATGATAACATACTGGAATAATCATAGGATTGATCAAAATTCGAATTATCTTTATACTGTATCCATCCAACTACAGCAGTATTAGAAACCGGAGCCATATATCCACCATATGGAATTGTCTCTGTTCCATTATATTTAATACTTATTTTTATAGTAGCACGTCTTTGAATTCCATAAGAATAACCACAATCTATAGGAGATATATCAGAAATATCATAAAGATCCCATCTACCAATTAGTGTAATCAATGTGCCGTTTTGATCATAAATTCCGCAACTTCCAACATTAGAATAAAAATCTATAGAACTAGCTAATTTAGTAGAATTAATATAAAATGTAACTAAATAACTAGATAAAGGCATAGGAACTTGATCTGGATTGGTATTTCTAAGTTGAAACGCCCATTTTATTTTATTGGGCTCTTGCGAAACACTCCAAACTCTTAAATCTCCTTGGTTAGCTGTAGTCGGAGTTATAGTAGGAGTAATTGTAGGAGTAATTGTAGAAGTAATTGTAGAAGTTATAGTTTGAGT